CGGCTTTTTACGGTCTGCTTCAGAGCGGATTCCCAGCTCCAGCGCACGTCTCATGTTCTCCAATTTATCCATGTGTTGAGCTAGCTCGTGATAATGCAGAAGATTTAAATCAACTGCAAAAGCATCGAGCACCTCAAACTGGTATATGTCGGAGATCATGTCCTGGGCGAGATCCCGAATCACAAATTGTGATTCAGGATCATAAGTTCCTTTCCCTTCATGCCAAATTCCTTTTAAGAAGGACTGGTAGGAAGATTGCATAAATTTGTCACTGACCATGAAACGCATGATGCTATCAATTCTCTCATATAGGACCAACTTTGTTGGTTCTATATAATGAGCCTTGACTGCAAACTCGCGATCAGGATCAGTGGGAATGGAACTCAGATCTCTACCTTCTCTAATGGCCAACTCGACCTGCTCAAACTCCTTAATAGAGAGTTTAGGCAAGCGTCCTGGACCAAAGAAGATTTCAAAAGATCGTTTATCACAGATTCGCTCAAGCAACCATTCCCAACTAACTAAACCTTGTTTATAAAGGTTAGTATAGAAGGAAATAATTGAATGAGCTTCTCCAGACTTAGATATTCTGAATTTCGATGCTGTTGCCAAGGCAAAAGCACTCCGGAGAGAGGGGAAAACCCCCTTCTGGAATACTTTCATCGCAATATTCACCTTTCCGGCGAGATTGTCTTGAGAGGCAAGCATCTTCCATGATAGGGCAGAAACATCTGTCCCTCGCATAGAAGTACGCTTTGCATATTCCACTACCGGAACCAGCTGTTTTGACACAACTGACTTCGATAGGTTAATACTTACACCCAATTGATCACACACCTTAAGATATCGATTCGCTACCTTTTCATCAAATATTTGGATATCATCACCCAGCACTTCGTATCCATCGAATCAGATCTTAGATCATCTTCGAGTGGGATACTCGCACCAGTAACAATATTGAACAACTAAATGATGGGTTAAGGCCAGCATGGCCCAAGAACTCAAAGCACCCATTGGTTGCCCAACGGCATATTTAAATTCCAGACCAGGCTGCAGGTTATATCTCTCAGCGGAAGATGGTAGAATATACCCCCTTCCCACTAATAGTCCTCTCCATGCTTCGGCTGCAGTCTTACCTATTAAAATAGTTAAAATTGTAACCTGAAGATCGATTGGTAATCTATCAGTAGCTGCGGAAAGATCATATCCAAACGCCACTTTATTATTCTTC